TTGCTGGTGTTGCAGGACCATTCTCTAAACCTTCAGCATGTTCTACTGCATAGTCAACTTCTTCGTCTAATTCGTTGATAAGTTCGTTTAGGTCTTTGCCGTCAACTACATCTTCTATCCAACTTGCATTGTATTCTTCACTATCAACTTTTTCAATAGTAATATATGCATTGTCGCTTGCTACACCATAAACGTGTTCAATTTCGTCTTTGGGTTCATACCAGCTATATCCACCTGCTTCTGCATCTTCTACATCATGCATAAACTTTGCTTCGTCTGGAATACTAGCAGGATCGATATCATAGTCGTTATATTCTTCGTCTGCATTAACTTCAGATGCAGTTTGATCTTCAGCATTAACAATGTAATGTACTAAAGGACTATCGCCGTGTTCTTCTACAATAGGCTTCCAAAATTTATGTGCTTCTTCTGGAACACGCATGTACGATGCTTCGCCACCGTACCCATTTATTGTAATACGATAATAATGAGGGCCTTTAAGTTCCTCTACTAGTTCTTTCTTTTCTTCTGATGTTGCCATTAGTATGCTCCTACATTTTCCCATGGATAAACAAGCCATACATCTTCTTCGGCTTTGTTAACTTCGTGAACTGTATAGTCTACCTTTCCGTTAAACTCGCTTGACAAGTTATCTGTAAGTGTTGCGAATCTAACATTGCTATGCCATACACGTTCCCATTTAGGATCGTTAGGTAAGCAACCTGAACGCCAATCTTCTTTGATCCAATTGAATGTAGCACCAGTATCGTTGATATCATCTACAATAAGAATTTTCTTTTCTAGTGGACCACCTGTAACTTTTAATTCATCATCACCTACATAACCAAAAGCATCTTCAGCCATCCAACAGTTACTTTCTTGATGACTTTCGCCATCACGCAATGCTACTTTAAGTGCTTCGCAACGAATGCCGGTCATGTTTGAAATAATAGTAGCAGGAACATTACCACCTCGTGTAATGCCTACAATGTAATCAGGACGCCAACCGTCTTTGTACATCTGATTTACAATACTAACGCACATACGTTCTACGTCTTGCCAACTATAATAATGTTTTTTAATCATTTCTTTTTCGCCTGTAGTTTAGGATGAATTGTTCTATCGTTATAAATGTCGCCAGCCATGGCTTGTATTTGTTCTACAAGATGTGTAACATGAGCAACATTATACGGCTCACCTGGAGCCTTTTTATATTTTTCTCTATGTGCTTGCACAGCCAATCCATGCATTGCACTAATCTTATCCATTAGTTGTTGAATTGTGTGTTGCATTAGTCTTTTGCTCCTCGTGCAAGGTACTCCTCATTGTGTATCCAACGGTAGCCAGCTTCGTGAATTTTTTTAACATCTTTTACTTGAACAAATCTCATAAAGCCCCATTCTTTAACTTTGCGTCCCATAAAGAACAAACTCCAACAAGGAATCTCATTGCCGTCTGCATCTTTAGCAAGTTCTAACCAATGTAGATCATCTGCTGAACGCTTACGAAAGTGCCCAGGACCTCTCCATACTCTTGTGCTTCCTACTACTGCACCTTCTTTACTAATAATAGGAATGTGTTCCCAATAACCACCTTTGAGAATAAATGTTGCATATGACCATGGATGATCATGTAGTGTAGGCTCGTCACTTACAAGAACTTTGTGTAGTGTGATATTAAAAGGAAAGCGTTTTCGTTCTTTTAAAAATAGATAATAACGGATAAGGTATGGTACCTTTCCGTCTCTGTCTGTAATTACTCGACGTCGGCCGAGCTTGTCCATAATCTTAGAAAGGAATGTCATCGTCAATTTCTCCTGCCTTTTTCTTGCCTTCATAGTCTTGTTTAATCATATCATATACTGCTTTAAAGTTACGCCAAACTTTCTCTAGTGCTGGATACTCTTTACACATACGTTCGACTTCACTTGGGTTAATGCTAATAGCACCAAAGTCGCCTGACAAGTTCCAGTCACCGATATTGATAGTATTATTAGTGTCAATAGTAAACGTATCGTCACTTGCATTAGAATCAAAAGTAATATCAGTTACACTATCTCCTGCCCAGTATGTTGTGCTTGTACCGTATGTTTCGTCTAAGTTAATAGTAACAGTGTTATCTTCGTCTTCCATAAAATCACCAAGTGTTAGTGTAACTGTATTTTCATCTTTTGATTGCGTCATACAGTGCCGCTCCGCTAAAAAAGTTTTTATTTAGTATTGTGCGTTGTTTGTCTAAACTTACAAGATAGTCATTATAATTTTCCATATAATGACGAATCTTAGTAACAATTTCTCCGCGATACTTTCTATAACTGCTATAGTCCTCAGTCCATGCACTTGGATATAAAAACTCAGGAAGTGCCATTTCACTGTAACTTAGTCTATCTGGAACCATAGGAATAGCATTTACAAGAGCACCTTCGTACCAACTAATACCAAGTGTTTCTTGTAGGTTAGCAGAGAACACCATCTTTGCCTCTCCTAGCAAATTATGGTATTCATTCTTAGTAAGTGTTTGTTCTTGACATACTACAAACTCATATTCTGGTAGTTGTGTTTTTAAATCACGGAATATTTCAACTTGTTTCTCTGGAGCAATGCGATGCGGAAAGAGTATAAGATCTCGCTTGTCCATACCACTGTACGTAACAAGACTATCTTTAAGATACTCCATAGGCCAGCCAACACGTTTAATGCTAGTTTCTCCTGCGTGTGCTTCTTCAACCCAATCTTCAATATATGGATCATCTTCAAACAGTGTACGCATAAACATATCAATGTGGAAGTCTGTAGCAAAGAAATTGTCGTCAAATACATGAAACATACTTTTCTCTGCATAACGTACCCAAGGCTTGTCACCAATTAGTCTACCAAGGAAATCGTGAGGATCATAAGAACCAGCATGCCAAAGACCACCGACTCTAATGTGAACGCCCAGTAGTTCAGCCATGTAACGAAGCTGGATAACAGTCGGGTTCCAAGCGTCTGTATATAGGAAATAATCTCCATCTTTAATTTCTCCTTTACAAAACATTTCACCAATAGTTTCAAGTTGTTTAGACTTGTAAACATTAGTACCACCAAAGTTAAGAAATGCCCCAGGCGTAGTGGCCTGAGGCGTATCTCCTCCGCTAATAACAACGACTTCGTTATTTGTAGCATGACGCAGTTGCTTGGGCAAATGCTCCTTCCACTGCTTAGTGTAACGAGTGTCTACTGCTTCAATGTCTACAATATAAATGGTCATTTCTTAAAACGGTCCTTTCTTGGCTTAGGTGGTTTGCCAAATTTTAAATAATTTTGATAAGCTCTCCACTCCGAGCTTTTCATGTTATAAAGGTTTTTTTCATCCCAGCGGAATGAATAATTAAAACCGAGAGTCCATGCACTTGAGCAAAACTCTTTAAACTTCTCCAAATCGGTGAAAACCTTGTCGTATGCTTCACGATTGTATTTGATTGCCATTTGTTAATTCCTCTAATAGCACTAGTTTTTCGGATAAAAGATATTTGAACCATTTTCGCCGTCCTCGGCTACATCAATTTCAACAAAGCGGTTCGGATATTTTGCTGAAATCTCTCGCCATAAATCATCTGAAATCATTTCACAAGATTTATGATTAAGCTCTAGTACATCATCACTGTAAAGTTTTTCTAACCAACGCTTAAATTGAATGAATTCAATATCGCGATCGTTATGAAATACTTCAATGCGTACTTTAAAATGGAAAATATGACGATGTGGAACTCCAAGGAATGATACGTCATCCCAATCGCCTGTTGCTAGTTTAGGATCAGTGTCCGCACCAGGGTACATGTGTACACCTTCTTTACGAAAGGTTACCCAAATACTCTTTTTTGCTTTTGCATCTAACATTTGTCGGTTTTCTTCTCTTGTTTTACGTAGGATATAATCATAATATCGTTCTTGCATTGTGTATATAATACTTTCATTCTAGAGGTTTGTCAAGTGAATATTTAGACCAATCTGTAAATTTGGTAGAATCCATCAAATCATGAAGTCGATGACACCAAACACCGGGATTAGTCGCTTTAAAATCCTTATCATCAATCTTAATCATGGTGTTATAATTATATTGTTTGATGTAAGGAAGGGGAATACGGATTTGTGGAATAAAGTTCTCACATTCGATCATGCCGCTTTCAAGTAATGCTTCTGCGTGATCCATAGGAACATCGAGTGTTACAAGATATCCTTCATCTAAGAAAGGCATCATCATTGCTTCATAACGTTCCCAATTACCTGCGTCTTGCGGAAACTTAATGCCCGGATTAAAACTATGATTAGCACCAAAGAAGATATGTTTAATATTGCCTAGTTTTGCTCGAACAGTTTCTACGGTATGAATACCATCTACGAATAGTGTTTCCATACCATATGCCGGAGTATGTTCTACTTCGATACCTGTAAAGAAGCGTACATCTTCTGCTACACCTGTTTCATAATCTCTTTTCATTCTAAACCCAACTGTATAAGTTCCTCATTGATTCGATGCATTTCGTCTTTATACCAAAGTTTCATAGTTTTCATTCTACGAGCTTCATCTGTTACTGTCATATTATGATACTTGATTTCAAGCTCTTTGTCAATCTCTTTATGTTTCCGTTTTAATTCTTCATAATGTGCCAAAAGTTTATCTGCATCTGAATCATAATTGCTCATTCGAATAACTCCCCAAATTTAGTTTGTGCATTTACTGTTTTCTTTCCAGTAGCACCTCTTGTACCAATAATACTCATCCAAAAGCGACTATATTCTTCAACAAGTCTTAGTGCTTTTTCTCGGTCGTCTGTTGCAAATATTTCCTCCACAACATCTCGGAAAAATAACCTGTCAAAACGCTCTTCCACAAGCATTGCCGGAAATACTCCCTTGTCGTATTGTCTGTTTGCTTCTTGTACTGCATTGATGTGCATCCAAACGTTATGCCCCATCATGATAGCATATGAAAAACTATCCCATGAGGTCTTGCCCTCTTTGCCGATTTTGTTTAAATCTCCAGGGCCATATATACAAATATCCTTTGCTTGAAGTTCTGCTGTAATAGGACTATCCATAAACGAAGGATGTTTGCCTTCACGAACAAATGCTTGCCCAAATGGCGTAGTATCTTTAGCAAGTCCTTTGTCGTCGATGCTCGGAACCATTCGATACACCCATTTAGTTCTATCTTCAGTTTCGAGCTCACAATAAATTTGACCGTTTGCTGTTGCTAAGAATGGAGAAGCACAGTCAAATGTAATAGTAAAGTTTTCGTTGTGGTGTTTACGAACTGCACGTTGAATATCTGTAAGCAGTGTAGCCCACTCTAGTTTTGATGTACCTAGGAAGTGCATTACGTCATGAATGCCTTTTTCTAATAGTCCGTCAAAACGCAATGTAACAAGACGTTTAAGTGCAAGGTGTACATCGCACATATTCTGTCCACCCATTGCCCATCCGTTAAAATGATCATTTGGATATTTCTTAGGATCACAGTATTCTTTCATTCTGCCATACCAGTCATCAGCGTCTGCATGATTTTCACCTTGCAGTACGTTTAAGAATTTACAAGCACCGGTACGGTGTTTCATCCAGTAATCATTATTAATTTTAGTTGCATTAACAGCATCAATATATGTACTGATACCTGTTGCTTTTGCACCTTCTGGGCTACGTGCAACCCAGGCAGGAATATCAAGTATCATACCGTAGTCCATATAAGCATCCATCCAACGGAGAACACCATCTCTTTTCTTTTGTGCTTTTGGACAATTAGGATCTTTCCAGTCACCTTCCCAAACACCTTTACCAATCTGGAAGCCACCCGAGTCGCCAAGTAGCCAAGTGTTTGCTCTATCTCTGTTTCGCACCATATCTTCTTTAGGTGCAAACTTATTAACATCTAAGTCAGCGTGTCCAGCACTATACAAACTCCATTTGTATGTAAACTGTCCTTCCTGTGCATTTAGATAGTTTAGACTTTCAACCCCGTGTGTAAGGTTAGAAGGTATTCTGGACTTATCCACATATTCTTCATGACGTTGCTTACCTACATAGGTGGCATAAAAGCCACTTAGTGCGGGTAAAAAACGTGCATAGTCATTTTGTGTTGCGGTTAAGTCTATATTCAAATTATTCTCCTATTATCCAAAGGCTTTAATTGCTAAAAGTGGAACAAGCCAGGGGTAAACTAAATGTTCTATTAGTTCGTATATTACTAATGCTGTTAATAATATTGCCCATAGTTTACTTGTCTTTGCTTTTTTACTAACATATGTAAAAACTTTTGAATGTGCTTTTCCTATTTTGTCTATTAAGCCTGGCTTTTTATTTTTCACCATAAATCCTTTACTTACTTTGTGCTGGTAGGATGTAATCGTATGTTGCCATACCTGAGTTTACGCTAATCTTCATTGCACCTTGATCTGAGATGCTCATAGTAGCGTCACCGTCTAATCCTAGGATTGATTGTACCTGTGCTACAGGCCAACTCCAAGTGTGTGTTAATGTACCTTCAACACCTGCTTCAAACACAAACTCGCCTGCGTGTGTACTAGCATCACCAAATGCAAATACTAAGTTACCGTCTACAGTTTTTACATTAAATGTAGGTTCTTCGTTGTGTGCCGCACTCATAAGTTTCATACGACTAATAGCCGCCATGCTTGGCTGAAACTCAACTGCCCAACTTGCACCTTTGAACTTAACAGTCTTTAGTTTTTCTTCAATGATTGCTTTGTTCATAAAGCGATAATCATTCTGGAAGTCACCTGTGGCATTTTCAAAGTGAATATGTGTTGGAATAACTTCGCCGTTGCGTTCTGCTTCTACTACATCAATCTTCGCATTGTCTTTGTACTCAGGATTTTTTAAGTGTAATGCTAACTTATCTAAGTTAGGCATACCAAATGTGCCTTTAAACTCTGCTACTGGTGTTGCTGTTTCTGCTGATAAAATCACACTACGATCTTCAGCCATTGAGTCAATTTGTGTGCCTTCGTCATTAGATACTTTAACTAATGACAGGAAGCCTAGTGCATGGGTGTGTGCTACTACGTCTTGTAAGATATCTTTCATTTATTTTTCTCCATTGAATAAGTGTATTATATTGTCTTTGCCTCTGTTTGTCAAGAAGTTTTCTACTGAGTATTTAGGTTTCCAGCCGAGCCTCTTGATTATTTCTGTGTTTGCACAAGTAAATTCTCGTTCACCTGGGGTATTTAGGCGGACGGGTAAGTCTGGTGCAAGGTCTTGGATCTTTACAGGATTGCCTGTTCCAATGTCAATTGTCCCTGTTAGTTTAGGTTTTGTTATTAAAATCTTAATAGCATCAATAACATCAAACAGGTGAACAAAATCTCTATAATGTCTAGTAACATATTCTAGTTCGTTGTTTAACAACTTATTAAAAAACATGTTTTCTCTTGAACAGTTATCTGAATATACTGTGTGGAAACGCATACCTAATGTACTAGGATAACGCTCTGCTAGTTCTTCTAGTACATACTTAGACGCCGCATAAGGGTTCAAATCGGGCTCGTACGCACTTGAACTGCTTGCATACAATATACGTGTGTCAGGATAACGTTCAAATAATCTACGACTTGCTTCTATGTTGTTCATCCAATAACTTGCAGGATCTTTGATACTTTCACGCACTCCACTTCGTCCTGCTAAATGAATAATAAGATCAAAGTCTATGTTTGGAAATTCGCAAAATAGTAAATCGTTGCCGTCTACTTTATCTAATCCGTAAACTTCATTATCGTTGGATAGTTCGGCCATTAACTGTGTGCCAATATATCCTCTATGTCCGGTGATTAAAATTTTCATCCTGCTATTCCTTCGTCCTGTAGTATTTGTAAATACTCCCAAGTCTGTTTCCATCCTGTTACATGACGAGAATGATTTACTACTTGTGCTAACGGATAGTCATTGCCGCCTTCGTGCATTGCATCACCAAAAAACCAGAGCTCGTCTTTATTTAGATCAAAGTCTTTTACGATTTGACTTTTGTCCATACCTTTCATCGAAATATCAATGCCAGTTTCGCCGCCAACTTTTGCTTCAAGTAATGGAAATAAACTGTTAAACAATGAAGCAATGTTCTTTCGTTCGTCACGTTCTTCGTCCCATTTAACATATAACTTACGTTCGCCTAGTGTAGCATTTCGTCCTACAATACTAAAGTTTACCATGCCGGGGCGATGTTCAAAATGTAAGCCTGTGCGTAAAGGAAACTCACTTGTTGTAAGTTGCTCACTTAACCATTCGTGCGGCTTATCTTTTAGTCGCCATTCGTTTGTGTATAAATGTTTTTTGCTTTGCCAAACATCGTTGCCGTTACATTGGTAAACTGTATAACATAGATTATAAGTATCCTCGCCTACCTGTTCTACAGTCTTAGGCTTGTCACTACCAGTAACAAGGAACACTTGATTGCTACGACAAAACTCGTTAAAGTATTCTTTAAACTCTGTATCAATAACTCCCCTACTAGGTGTAAGTGTACCGTCTACATCAAATATAAATTTATTCACAGACCCGTTTCCTTAAATCGCTTGAGCTAAATCTGTGATCTCGTTTGTTAAAATACAAATCGATATCACGTTTGCGACAAATATCTTTACCTGTAAAATCTTTATCGCGGTATTCTTCTCCTAGTATACGTACATCAATGTTATACATACTAAGAATATCTTCTAAGTCACCTTCAGTAACATACGGAATAATTTCATCTACATAACTAACTGCTTTTAGTTGAGTATAACGCTCTACAACAGTCTGTATTGGCTTGTTCTTTTCGGGACGATCTAGTGTAGGATCAACTTGCAATCCACAAATTAGATAATCACATTGATCTTTAGCATCACGTAACATTTGTACGTGTCCTGCGTGTAGTAAATCAAATGCCGAACAAGTAAAACCTACAGTCATTTAGTACCTCTTGTGCCATCAAAAACACAAATAAAACGACAGCCTTCTTCTAATGCTTCTACTCTATGAAATACACCATCTTGGATAAGAACTGTATCGCCTTTATACACATTAAACTTTTCGTCGTCTAACTGCATAATACCTTTACCTTCAATAAAGATATAGACTTCTTCTTGTCCTTCGTGTTTATGACCAGTAGTTGCTTTAAGAGGAAATAAGTCCGTCGAGCTTACAACAAGATTGTTTAGTTCTGTATTGTCTTTAACAACATAGCGATCGTCTTTTTTAACAACTTCGCCACCAATGTCCCATGCTCCGTATTTCATTTTTCACCCCTTTTGTTTATTAGTAGTACGTTTATTTAGGTTTTGTTGCTTAACTTCTAACAATTCTTTAATATCTTGAAGTTGAAATAATACTTCTTCAATCATATCAAGGTCTCGTTTCTTCTCAGTGTCAAGTAAAACCTTTACTTCTATATTCATATTAGTCTCCAAAGTCAAACAAACTATTGAATGTTGTGTTCTGTTTAGTATCCTCTAAATCATAATTCAACACACCAATCAAGTTGTCTAACTTGTTATCAATAATAGTTTCTGCCATAGCCGCATCATCAAACGGAAGTTCTTTAAACCACTCTGGCAAACGTAGCTCGTCTGTTGGATAAGCAACACTTGTATAGCCTAGTGGATTTGCCTTTAGTTTACAAACAATAACTTTCATACCATCTACAATCTCTTGCGAGTATTTGTCACCGTTCATACGTTTTAGTGTATTCCAGTTAATACTTGCTCGAACGTGTCCGGGCATATTTGCTTTGCCTTGCTTTTGCTCAAGACGCTGATAGTGTCCAATCTTGTTTGCACGTTTAGGCGAACCTTTTTCCCAGCCTGGCATTTCTTGGAAGTCTTTACGGAACTGTGTAATACGTTCTAAGACTTCTTTTTCGCTTTTATCAGTAAGCACCATAAGCAATACTTCACTTAAGAATTCTTGCATGAATACAGGTGTATCTGAGCGTCTAAGGTCTAGACCCATAGCCTTGACCTTGCCTGGTTTACCGTCAACGTCTGTGCGGAAACCTTCGTTGTCAATTACCAATGCCGCATAACGCTTTTTGGTAATGTATAGTCCTGACTGTGCTACAATTTCACGACCAGCGGCAATTACTTCACTTCGTGTCTTTGGACAATGAAATGCTCGTGCCATAAAGTCAGCAAATGTAGTATTTGCTTGTTCACATACTTGATCGTAAAGTGTAATACACTTGTCAATATTCCATTCTAAATTACCTGATTCAATATCATCTTTTAGAACAGGATACGCACTAAAATAAACAGAGTCTGTATCACCGTAAATAACTGCTTTACCTACGTGATCATATTCTCCTGTAATAGTTTTGTTTACTTCAGCACTCATGTGCTTAACGATCTGTCTTCCTGTAAGTGTAGTAGATTGACCAATACGTTTATCGAAAAACCTACAGCCAGGATTAAGAATAGCACCATAAAGAGAGTTAAGATTAATTTTTTTAACAAGTTGTCGTTTATCCCAATATTCAATTTCAGCCTTAAGACCAGCATCTTTTGCTTTTTTAAGTTTCTTTTGTAATTCTTTACGTTCTGCATACCAACGCTTTAGGATACCTGGAATAACACCTTCAAATTCTGTAGTAAAGATTGTGCCGTTAGCACTAAGCATCCACGGCATATTACTATCAAAAATCAGTTGATAAATCTCTGCACCACTTAGCACATCTGAACGTCCATCTTCCCAGTCGACAGTCAGTGCAACGTCTCTGCGTTGCTCCATAACTGCTTCGTATTCTTCTGTGCCAAAGCGTCCTTCCCAACTACCTGCAAAACTTTTCTTTTTCAGCGTCATATCTTCGTGTATACGAGCGTCTGTTATCTCAGGACGGATTTGCCCTATGATAGTTTCCGGTGCCATGTTTAACGCACGAATCACAGATGGATATAGTGAGTTCAAGTCCATTGAGCCAATGTACTTGTGCAAGCCTTTTTTAGGAAATGCAACATACGCACCTGCGGCTTGTGTGTTCTCGTCGTCACGCTTTGCACGATTAGGAACACGCAAATCTCTATTGTGTGCTTCGTTAATAATGCCTTGCTCTGTAACTGCAACAGCACCCATTGTTGTTTGCAATAGTACAGTGTTCTCGTGTGCAATGCTATTGCTTAGATCAATAAAGCGTAGTTTCTTGTCTAGTTTGTCTAGTAGTGCAACGTCTTGCCTGTTATATTCAATGAACGTTTCAAAGTCGTTGTTATACAACTGATCAAGTGTACCTTCATAAACTGTTTTACGTTCACCTACTTCTAGTTCGCCGATGGCATCTAATCGATATGTATGGCGTTCTTCGTATGTGTACTTGCGGTATAATTCTAAACTGTCCAAATGCACACGACCTACAAAGTCATATGTTTCTGAAGTTTTACCAAACTTTTCATACTCACGTTTCTTAGGCAATTGGCCCCATAAACAAAAACGTCTTGTATCATCTGTACTGAGTACACGTTTAATTCTATTTACAGTGTACGGAACATCATAACCTTCTGAGTTCCAACCGCTTTGTACATCAGCATCTTCAATCAAGTCAAGGAATGTAAGCAACATTTGCTTTTCGCCTTCACCGTCATTTGGAAAAAGTATTACCTCGTCGCCCCAACGCTCTTTACACATTGCTTGTGCTTCTTCCATAGGCAATCCTTTGGGCGGAACAGCAAGAGTAATCAACGCACTGTCTAACCACTGCAAACATACAGTGATAGCAGTAATTGGCATAAACGGATCTTCAACTGGAGCAAATCCACGCTCTGGGTCAAAGTCCGTCTCAATATCCCAAAACGCAATGTTTAGTTTAGGCGAGTCTTGGTTGAGATAATTTTCTGATAAGCATTGGAAAATAGGATTGATGTCACTTTCAAAAAGAGTTTTGCCTTTGTTGATAGCAACTTCTTTGCGAAAGTCTTTTGTGTTTTTACAAACAACACGAGTCAGCGGATCGCCATATACGCTTTTGTATTTGCCTCGTGGATCTTCATAATAAAATGTGTATTTTGCTTGATATTCATGGAAATGTCTTTTTCCATCTTTACGCTCGACAACACGAATAATATCTTGGTCGCGGTCAAAGAATGCGTCTACGTAACTCAAATTTTTCTCCTTCGTTGCTTTATGGCCAACTTAACCTTCTACATGCCCCTAGGGCGAAATTACACCATGTGTATAATATCATTTATGTTGCCTGCTATTACATACCTCTTAGATCTGGTTTCTCTAACCTTGTGATCTACGAAACTAGGAAACATAACCAATGTGCCTCTTTTTACGTCTAAATCGATTTCTCTAACTGTATTAATCTCACCATTATTACGCCAGTGTTTTTGTACAAATGTTAAGGGCGAACCATTGTCTTCAACATCTAAATAGTAGACGAAACTGCTTCTGCTAATCCATGTATGATTATGTTCGTCTGCACTGTCGCCTTTTAAGTATTCTGCAAACCAGACTTCTGCATCAATGTCGTAATTTTCTGCTTCTTTGATAAAATCTGGTACTTCACCGTCGTTTCTTGGTTTAGCAAAATAACTAACATGAAATTGTGCAATTTGACGAATTAGATCACTTAAAACTTCTGGATGTTCTATGTGACTTTTCCAACTGCTTTTCCATCCTGTTACGTTGCTGAGCCTATCTTGTGTGCCTTGCTTCTTAAGATCTAAAAAGTAATCGATAATTTTTTTATCTTGTTCTTTTGTACGTGGTAGTACAGTATGTTTTATTGGTGCAGGATAGTCCATGTAAATGGTACTAACTGCTGGATGTCGAATAATGTTTTTATCCTTAAACGTTTCCATTTACCACCAACCTATTGCTACTCCAAAACCAAATACATTAACAAAACCAAAGTATGTTGTTAGCAACATCGGCCATGCAAGTTTACGTCTATAGTAAGCATACACTGCTGTCCAAGAACCTATAAAGAATCCTGGATACACATAACGCATATCGGGAGCATCTGCTGTAAGAGCAAGTGTTAAACTAGCACCTACAGTAAACACAAAACTTATAAGTTCAAATACAAATGCTACACTATCAGTTTGATAACTGTGTAGCCAAAAGTTTTTAATTTTGTTTATCACTTATCATAACCGAGTGTAGTGATAAGTGTTTCTAAGTCGTCAAACTCATCATAATGCCGGTCCCAATCTCTATTCTTAGCAACCTTAATTGCTTTGTTAATAAGACTAGGTTTAATATCCATTTCTTCAGCGATTGCCTTAACTGTATCTTTAAGACCGGCCTGTAAATCTTCTACTTCTTGTAGTACTGTTACACCTTCTCGAACGAGATTCTCTAGTTTTGCTTTTTCGTCAGCACCGTATACGCGGTCACCCATAGGTTCCTCCTGTTATTATTAAATTATATTATATGATATATTTAGATCAAAGTCAACTAAAATCTAGTCTTTTTTGGCAACTTTATTAGGTAAGCCTTTATGCTTGGTTGAAGCATAATCTTTGGCGTCTTTTTTAGACATTCCTTTAGCGGCTTTAGCGACTTCTTTAGATGCAGGCTTTTCGCCCTTCTTTGCGGCATGAACCATACCCATGAATTTCTGCTGAGCTTTTGATTTTGCCTTTTCTGATAATTCGTGTTTTTCAACTGCCTTTGCTAGACGATCTTCAATACTTTCTTTATACTTGTCTTTAGCAAGACCAGGCTTTTTCTTTGCCGTCATACGAGCATCTGAAACTTTGTTAACAGTGCCGTTTTTCTTTGGTTTTGCTACTGGTGCTTTTACATCCTTTACTGATGTTACTGTACCTTTTTTATCTGCCTCACCTAACTGTACTGACTCGAATTTCATTTCGTAATCTAAGTGATGGTAAACAGAACCAATGTAATCTGCTGATTTAGTAATTTTAGATTGTACCCAACCATCTAAGCCTTCACGCTCAGATACACCTTTTAGCATGTCGTGTAACTTAATAGCATATTTGGCAATCTTATACAACTCTGCTCTTGCCATTTGGACTTCGTGGTCCGATTCTGCTCTCATTGCTAAATCTGCTAAATCTTCATTTACCTTTTTCATTGTTTACCTCTTGATGGCTTTCCCGCCCATTAAATTATTATTTACGTCTAGTGCATTTTTTGCTGTGCCGTCTGAGTTTTTCTTTTGTGGTGCTTGTGGTGCACCATAACGTCCACGCTTTTTAGGCTTATGTTTAGCAATTACTGGGTTAGCAACTGTAGCAATATTTCCTGCACTAGTAGCACCTGCTGTTGCAGTTTCGCCTAGCTCTGCTTTTTTTCGCATAAGCTCTTTACGTTTCTTATTGATCTCAGCGGCAGTTTCTTTATCCATAGATTTTGACTTACGGATACTTCTTTCGAGATCATCAAGATCACGAATGTGTCTTAAAACTTTAGACAATGCTGATTCTGTTATATCTCTTATATGCATACTACTATTTAGCCTTTTTTACGTCCGCTCTTCATATTTGCACACCAGTGATACATTTTAGCCTTTTCACCACTTGCATTTTTTGCTTGCTTACGTAACTTAGTTACACTTCCTTTACAACTTGCACCTGCTCTTTTGACACGCCCTGGTCTGCTTTTGCCTTTTTTCTTACCATCAGCAAAGTTTTCTATTACAATCTCAGCGGCTCTCATCTAGGGTGTCCAATTGCGTCCAGTGCCTGATCTACATACTCGTAATTCTTATAGTCTGGTATTTCTCCACGATATGGAGAGTTATCACCGGCATTCAAGGTCTGGCCCCATGATCTTAACGTAGACTTTAAACTAGCATACTTACCTTTCATTGCGTTTGCCGCTTTAATATAAGCATTAAGAATCTTTTTATCTAGTGGCTTACCTGCTTTTTCCCACTTTGCTCTGTTTTCTAGATTCTGTTTATGGGCTTTAAAAATTGTGCCTTTTTTATATGCGGGATCTTTTTGATCGTACTTAACGTCGCGTACTTTTTCGCCTTTGTAATACATAGACCAGTCTGGAACATCCTGACCATTACCAGCATA